CTGAATTTGAAATTGTTGGAGCTTTCGCTACTGATCCATTAAAAATATCTAAGATTGAGTCTGGTGATGGTGGTGTACCAGGTCAGGTCGTTACTGTTACAACTAATATAAATCACAATCTTTCTGGTGGAACTCCAATCAAGATTCGTGGTATCAACGTTGAGGATTATAATATTTCAACAAAAGTATCGAATGTTATAGATGATACTAGATTTCAATATTCATTACCATTTGTCAGACCAAACCTTCCAGCAGGTGAAGCAGGTGGATTAAGTTCAGCTAATGGGCAAGTTTTAGTTGAAACTGACACTGTTTCTGGAGCATCGCCTTACATATTCAATACATCACTAAGATCAGTTTTTGGTATGCAAGGTATGCATGCTGATGGTAAGAAAGCAACTGGTTTTAGATCAATGGTGGTGGCACAATTTACCGCTGTATCACTTCAAAAAGATGACCGAGCATTTGTTAAATATAATCCAACAAATAGAAGTTATAGTGGTATTGTATTTTCAAAACAATCTGGTGCACTTTTATCATCTGAGTCATCATCAACTAACCCAGAATTTGTATATCATTTAGATCAAGAAGCAAATTATCGTAAAGGTTGGAGAACAAGTCACATAAAAGTATCTAATGATGCTGTTGTGCAGATTGTGTCTGTATTTGCAATTGGTTTCCATAGTCATTTTAATATGATTAATGGTGCTGATGCATCAATTACAAACTCTAACTCTAACTTTGGTACATTCTCACTTGCTGCTGAAGGATTTAAGAAAGATGCCTTCTCAAAAGATGATAAAGGTTTTATAACTTCTATTATTACTCCAAGATCAGTTGTAACGAATGATCAAGAGATTGAATTTCTACAATTAATCAAGGATAATGCTTCAAGCACATCAAAATTATATCTATTTGGTCAAACTTCTTTAACTGTTCCACCATCACATATTGTACAAGGATTTAGGTTAGGTGCAAAAGTAAATGAAAAAATATTTGTTGATGCTTCTGACGGTAATACATATGAAGCAGTTGTTGTGATGTCAAACGGTGCATCGACTGGAACATCCGATACATCACAAAAAACATATGAAGCAACTCATTCTGCTGCTACTGCAACTAAGAAAAATGTATTTACAGTCGGTACTCACGCATTACAAAATGGTGAGTCAATAAGAATAATAGCAGATAATGGTGATTTACCTGAGAATATTGATCCACATACAGTTTATTTTGCAATCACAAGTGCAGGAGACTCTGACCTTTCTGCAACAGAAATTCGTATTGCATCGTCAAAAACTAATGCTGAACTTGCTGACCCCGTATTTTTAAACACGATTGCTAATCCTACCGATAAATTTTCAATAATAAGTCGTGTATCTGATAAAAAACCTGGTGAAGCAGGACATCCAATTCAATATGATGCAGCAAGGAGTAGATGGTTTGTTCACACACTCACTGCAGGTAATACTCTACATGCAAAAATAAATGATGGTACGATTGGAACTGATGATATATCTTACATTGTAAGAAAGGATGATGATAGAAGTTTAGATGAGAAGGTTTACAAATTAAGATATGTAGTACCAAAAGAACTTACAAATGGTAGAGATCCAACAGACGGATTTGTACTACAAGACTCAAACTTTACTACAGTCTTGGCAGATGGTGATTTTACAAAAACATCAATCACCGCATCAAATTATGATTTTGACCGTAATACTAGATTTATTTCACAAGCAAGTTTTGATAGTACACTCAATCTTGTTCTTCTTCGTACAGACAAACCTCATAATGTAAATGTCGGTGATCAAATCGTTGTTAAAAACGTACAAAGTAGCACCAATTCATCAGCACTTGATGATAAAGGATATAATGGTACATTTGTTGTAAGTGCTGTTGTTAATGATAAGGAATTTAAGTATTCTAACACTGATGTTGAGAATGTAACACATACTGTGGGCACATTCGTCAACAATACACATACTCGTACAACTTTACTACCAAGATTTAGTCGAAACGATCATAAAGGAAACTTCTTTGTATATCGTACAGAAATAGTCACTCCATATATTGAAGGTGTTCAAGATGGTATATACCATTTATTTGTATTGAATGGTAATAATTCAATGACAGATTCATCAGGTCAATTTACTGATGAAAAATATAATCAAAATATCGTTAACTTATATCCAGAATATGATCGTGATAATATTGATGCAAACCCACCAGAAGCTACATCATTTGCTAAGAGATTTCCACTTGGTGATGTTGTAACGAACGATCTCAAGAAGAGTATCACCAGAGAAACAACAAATAATTTTATTGAAACTTTTGATGTTTCAAATACTGTTAGTTTAGCAACTAACAATAATAATAACGCTGTATTAACCTTTACAGAGGAACACGGACTTGCATCTTTAAAAAGACATGCAACATTAAATGGTGGTTCAGGTCATACAAATGGAACTTATTACAATATTAAATTATTCAATAACAATGCAGTCCCATCAGTTGCAGTTTGGGATGGTGCGACTGCGGATGTAACTGTATCAGGTGGATCAGTTACTGCTGTTAACATTGTCGAAGGTGGTTCTGCATATACTAATGGTGAACAATTATTCTTTGATAGTTCACCAGTCGCAGATGGTGGTATCGCTGGACCACCAAGTGGAAATATCACTATCAATACAGCAGGTATCTCATCAGCAACTGGTAATTACGTTCAAGTAACTGGTATTACAACAGGAACTGACTCATATCATCGTATTACTGCAGTAAACAATACAAAACAAATAGTTGTTGCTAAAACTGCATCTGAAACTATTTTAAATGGTCAACAAGTAATCGACTTAGGACCTTGGGTTGCTGTTGGTAGTGCATCTTTCTCATCATTAGTAACAACATTCAATACAACAGCAGCACACGGACTTGTTGTTGGTAATAAGTTTAGAGTATTGAATGCTAGTGATGTAAATTTAGGTGATTTTATTGTTTCAAGTGTGCCTGATGTTGATACTTTTACAGCGGTCACAACCACTGCACTATCAAGTCCAAAGTACATATTAAAACATGGATTATCTGATAATGAAGCAATATCTGGAAAAGACGGTGAGAATCTAGGAGTTAGAGGTCTATCACTGTTTGATCATGAAACATTGAAATTAAATGAAGTTATCACTTCATCAGATTCCTCATTTAAAGTAACATTACCTGATGGAACTGTTGATGCATTGTCAATAACAAATCGTTTTCCACTTGGTTCTTACATAGAAATTGAAGGTGAAATAATGAGAATTTCATCTAATTCATTAAGTGGTAGTGGTGATGAGATTTCTGTGATACGTGGTGCATTGGGTACAATTAGTTCTGCACATCCAGCAAATTCAAAAATAAAGAAAATAAAACCAATACCGATTGAACTTCGTAGACCATCTATTCTAAGAGCATCAGGTCATACGTTTGAATATGTTGGTTATGGTCCAGGTAACTACTCAACAGCACTACCTCAACTTCAAAATAGATCTCTATCAGAAAGAGAAGAGTTCTTAACTCAGTCTCAAGAAACATCTTGTGGTAACGTGGTTTACACAGGTATGAATGATAAAGGTGACTTCTATATTGGAAATACCAAGATTGCGTCTGCCAGTGGACAACAGACAACATTTGATATTCCAATACCAACTATCACAGGAGAAGATCCAAATCGTTTAAGTCTTGTTGCTGATGAAGTAATTATCAAAGAGAGACTATTAGTTGAGGGTGGAACATCAAAACAAATATTATCTCAGTTTGACGGTCCTGTTACATTTAACGAGAATGTAAGACTTGCAAATCAGAATAAGAGATTAGATGTTACAGGTGAAATAAAAGTTGCTTCAACTGGTAATATTAGAGTCCATAATGTTACTAACTCAACAAGCACCACTACAGGTTCAATTGTCACTTTAGGTGGTGTTGGTATTGGTAAGAGTATGCATATCGGTGGTGATATAGTTGGATTGAATACACCTGATATTGTAGGATTTGGTTCAATCACTGCGGCCACATTCTTTGGTGATGGTGCAGGATTGACAAATACTGGTGCTCAATTATCCGCTGCTACTTCTGGAAGTGAAAGAGTTGTATTGACAGATAAAACATCTGGCACAATGACCACTGCCAAGACTGATCCACAACTTACATTTAACTTTGGTACTAACACTCTAATATCAACCGCTTTTGCTGGTGCCCTTACTGGTGATGTCACTGGTGATGTCACTGGTGATTTAACTGGAAATGTGACTGGTAATGCTGATACTGCAACGACTGCTGGCAACTTAAGTTTTGGATCTGCGAACCAAGTTGTATTCAAGAATGGATCTAATAATGGTGCAACATCAAGCAACTTAACGTTTGATGGAAATACTTTGACTGTTAATGATGGTGATATTATTGGTAAAAAATTCCTAAAACTTGATGGAACAGCATCTAATTCAGGTGATATTCACACCGCTGGTGGTAATGATGGTATTGCAGTTTTTCAAAATACCTCCAATAATGGTAAGATTAGGATCGCTGGTAAAAATGGTGGTAATGATGTAACAATTGCATCATTTAATGTTGAATCTGGTCAACCAATATTAAGATGTGACGGTGACATTGTTGCTTTCAATTCATCTGATATTAATTTAAAAGAAAATATTACTGCAATACCAAATGCTCTAGATAAAGTTAAATCAATAAGTGGTTATACATTTACTTGGAAATCAGGTTCTAATGCATCTAAAAATCACACAGCGTTAGACGGTGCACAGGATTTAGGTGTTATTGCTCAAGAAGTTGAGGCACTTGGATTGACAGGTTTGACAACTACTAGAGAAAATGGCATCAAAGCAGTTCGTTATGAAAAATTAATCCCTGTTCTTATACAGGCAGTCAAGGAACTTTCTGCTAAAGTTTCTGCACTTGAGGGTTCATAAATAACTAAAAAAATAACTGATGGCAAATATCAAGAAGAATTTTAATTTTCGTAACGGTGTTCAGGTAGATGATGACAACCTGTTAGTAACTGCTACTGGTCTGGTCGGTATTGGGACTACTGTGCCTACGGAAGCTCTTGATGTTCGTGGAAATGTAAAAATTATAGGTGATGCGACAATCACAAATGCTACAGTTGGTATACTTACTCTTACTGAAGTTGTCCCAACTCAAATAATTGGTGCTGGTGTTAG